CAACAAATAAAAACGAAGGATAGTTACTTGAACTATAATAAAATTTTAATAGAAAAACAAGTTGTTGAAATAAATCGCTTGAACGAAACTCTAGAAAACCTACACAAAATCCTTGCATCCATAAAGCAAGACAACGTTTCCGTGTATCAAAATGTATTATTGCCTGAAGATGAAATGAATAAAAAATTCAATGACTTTGTAAATAGTATTTGCATTGTTCGTCCAGATGTAGAAGAACTATCCGTCAATATAGAAGGTCGGTATCGTTTATGGAGTAAAGTTAAACCCACAAAAGAAGTATTTCACTCATTAAAAAATTATTTAGATACAAGATTCAAACCAAAGCGTATACAGGGTAATCATGGCTACTTAGGTTTAAAATTAAAGGATGTAGAATATGTAAAACATCAATCAAATTCCACAGTTGAAACATTTATATTTCAAGTATGCAAATTTTCTGATTGTGGAAAAGTGTTAAATTCTGTATTGTTGAGAGAATATCAGAAATGGAAAGTTTCAGTTGGTAAAGAATTGGCAGATAATGATATAAAAGAAATTAAAGAATATTTGAATTTATCACCTTATGCGCTTAAAGCGACTGTATGGACCGATGAGGGAAACAACGAAGGTTATTATGGATTATCTTTGAAACAAGCTGACATCAAACCAAAACTTATTTCATCAACTGGTAAGAAAGTGTTTAAGAGAGAAAAAGAATCAAACACGCTTTTGGCAACATGGGATACTATTGCAAAAGCAGCGGAAGCCGAAAATGTGTCTACTGCTAAAATGAGTCGATGTGTGAAAAATAAAAATATAATAAACGATTATTATTATAGTGTTATTTAATTTGTATGTTATTTAATTTTTCTTATTCGCAAAGGGTCCACTTACCAATTTGCTCTGTCCATTATCGGACTTGCCTACAATAATATTTTCACCCTCGAACAATTCCGTGCAAATATCCGCTGTTGAAATTGTTTCTTTGTCCTTTAACATTGCCTCTTGTGTGGTGTTATTTATTCCAATCAAGTTACCTTTATCATCGATAGTTTGTGTTAAAGTATTTCCTGATTTATCTGCCTTTTTAATATTTTCATCAATTGCTTTTTGTTTGGATTCTTTTACACGCTGGTCGAATGCGGTCTTAGCATTAAATTCATTTTTGTTCTTTTCACTCATCAACTGATTCAACTCTTCCTCCATATACTCTACACGTCCTGTTTTATAAGCCTCTGGGTCCCAAGGCATCCATAAACCGACAGGACCAACAAAAACGTCATGATTCTGGTCTACTTCTCTCAACATCTTGCATCTTAATTCGGCCTCTTCAATTGTTGGATAAACACCTCTGATTTTCAATCCTCTAGTAGAAGTCTGAAAATTGTTCGCAATGTTAAATGATTTTTCGACTTCTTCTTCATTGTTATCCACAAATGTTTTATATTCATCCGACATGTTTGATTTAGAAAGAATCTCTCGTTCTTCTTTCACGAAATCTTTAAAATCAGTTGAAATGTCATCAAATGATACATTATATTTATAAGACATAAAATTTAAGAACTGAATAAACTTTTCCATGGATTTGTTGAGGTCCCACTTCTTTAGGAATTCTTCAAAAAAGAAAATTTCCTTTTGCTTTAAAATATTTTCAGGAGAAACAAAAGATATACACGCAAATTTTTGATTTGCAATTGGCTTGTCTTCTTCTAATAGGTCAACGTATTTAGGATTTTTTTTCCCGTTTTTTTCCTTTCTCTCGAATTTACCCTTTACAGAACTCTGTGTTTTAGCAATGTCCATTTTAGTTTATTAAATCATTTAATTCTAAGTTTTTTATCGCAATATATATTTTTTTCTTATTTATTAATATAATGAACGGTTTGATAAACGTTGGAGAACTTGTCAAGAGAATCATTAAATACCTTGTAGAAGGGTTGATGGTAGCTATCGCAGCTTATGCTATACCTAAACGTTCTTTGAATATGGAAGAAATTATTCTCATTTCATTGACCGCTGCCGCCACTTTTAGCATTTTGGATACATACATCCCGAGTATGGGTGTAACAGCACGTTCTGGTGCAGGATTCGGTATTGGTGCCAACTTGGTTAAATTTCCAGGTGGATTTTAACAAGTTCAGCTAAATTTTTAGCATAATATATTAATCTAATAATAGTATATTATGGTAAGGCGTACACACAAAAGACGCAAAAGTTGTCGCAAGACGGGTGGTCGCATAATAAAAGGTGGGCGTAGATATAGTCGTAGCCGAAAACTAGCGGGTGGTGCCGGTGTTCGCTTTGGAACAGGTGTTGGTGCAAATTGCCATGACCCGAATCAATCAATATTCAACACAAATTTATTAAAATTATTTCCATATAAACCATAACATATAAATTAATAAATTAATCAAATAGTAGGTATAAATTCCCAATCCAATTCTCCGCAAATTTTTTTCCAAACATTGTCTTGTTCAATTCGTTTTTCCCTATCTTTTAACATGGGAAAATGGTCTAAATATTGCACTTCACCCAACAGTTCGCATAATTTGTATGCGGTATAATAATAGTTTAAAAAATTGACCCTATCATCAGGACAAAATTTCGAATAAGGCGCTTGCAAGTCCATAAAAAGATTACAAAGTGATTCCTCCAATTCAGGTGACATTATAGGAGGTTTAATGCCAAGTTTGTCTTTTATGAATTGTATATGTTCGTAATATTTATTATAACCTAATTTCTTCAAAATTTCTTTAGTTTTGTTGTTTGTTATTTGCCCCAATTCGATTCTCTCTTTTTTAACTTGCAACTTTATATTTGAAATAACATCAGGTGGGATTTGAGTGGTTTCTTTTCCTTGAAATTGAGCCAAAATTTCTTTAAAATGATTAATTCTTTTATAAGCATAAAAACAAACCTCTTTTGGCGGTTCTTTATAAGATGGTTTTTCATTTTCAATTAAATACGCAAGGCTTCTAGAGCATGTATTACAAATGACAATTCCTTCATCTTCCAACGGAATTAATTCGCCAATACGACAATATTGACACACATCAGATTGGTATACAAATTGATTCACGTCTAAGAAGCTATCATCAATATTGCTTAAATATTTTTGGACAATATTATTGTTTAATTGATTTTCTGAATAGTTCGTTAATTCAGTTTCTTTTATTTTAAAAAAGTTGTTTAAAATTTTTGTTTTATTTGTAGGCGTATTCATGTTACATAGATTGTTATCAGATATGTTCTTCTTATTTTCAAAATAATTAAAAATATGTTTAGAATTATCTAAAAAATATTCTTTTTTCTTTTGTTTAATTTCTATGATTTCTGCTTTTATCTCCTTAATACGGTCTGCTATTTCTAACCTCAGTTCAACTGTCAGCACTTCATTTACATTGTTTACCTTATTCAACAACTCATCTCTTTCCGTTTTTAATTTAGGTATCTTATCATTATCATCTTTTGAAAACTCATTTAAAAACTCTTTATGCTTATTATCCAGCGTAATGGCACTTTTTTTATTGAACTTGATTTTTTTTGTTGCTTTAGGCTTAAAAATAGGCATTCTGTTTTATTTAAATTAAGTTTTTTATTTAATTTATAATTAATGCAAACTATATTTGTATTAATGTTAATAATTTAATAATTTGGAAATTACAAGTTAAAACAAAATAATAGTTTTCTTTAAATTATGTAAATAAAATATGGATTTTAAAATCAATCTTGAGTCACTAATTAATTTAGAGGATAATTGTAAAATAAATACAATACAATTTCAAAAAATGTTGCTCTTGTTTAATGCTATTGAAGAAGGATGGACGGTGAAAAGAAAAAATGAATCTTATGTTTTTACCAAAAATCACGAAAACAAAAAAGAAGTGCTGCAAGATTCCTATTTGCTTAAATTTATGAAAACGAATTTAGACCTCAATAAAATAATTTCATAGCATTTTTACAAATTGTATTAATTTAATTAATTAATTAATTTAATTAAATTAAAATCTTTGAAATTTTTTTCTTTAGCAATAATATAAAATGGGAGGTGGATTAATGCAATTAGTTGCCTATGGCGCTCAAGATGTTTATCTTACAGGTAATCCTCAAATTACCTTTTGGAAAGTAACGTACCGCAGATACACGAACTTTGCGATTGAGTCTATTGAACAAACATTCAATGGACAGGCTGATTTTGGACGCCGAGTCCAATGTGTTATCAGCCGAAACGGAGACCTTGCTTACCGCACTTACCTCCAAGTTACAGTTCCTGAAATTAACCAACTTATGGGCCTTGGAAACTACACAACTGGCCAAAACACAGGAGTTTATGCCCGTTGGTTAGATTACCCTGGTGAACAGCTCATCGCTCAAGTTGAAGTCGAAATCGGAGGTCAACGAATCGACCGTCAATACGGTGACTGGATGCACATCTGGAATCAACTTACCATGACCTCTGAGCAAATTAGAGGCTACTTCAAGATGATTGGTAACACCACACAACTTACATTCATCACAGACCCCTCTTTCTCCGACGTCGAAAGTCCTTGCGATTCCTTAGCTCCTCGCCAAGTTTGCGCACCCCGTAACGCTCTCCCTGAAACAACCCTTTATGTTCCTCTTCAATTCTGGTTCTGCACAAACCCCGGACTTGCTCTTCCCTTAATTGCTCTTCAATACCACGAAGTCAAGATTAACCTTGATATTCGTCCCATTGATGAGTGCTTATGGGCGGTCACCACATTGAACTGCAACAGTGCTCCTTTCGGAGGCGCCAACGCACAATACTCAGTTGGACGACCTGTTCCTGCCACCATCGCCTATAACCAGTCTTTAGTTGCTGCGTCTTTATACGTCGACTACGTGTTTTTGGACACTGACGAACGCCGAAGAATGGCCCAGAACCCCCACGAATACTTGATTACCCAACTCCAATTCACTGGTGACGAATCCGTTGGTTCTTCCAGTAACAAGATTAAGCTCAACTTTAACCACCCTGTTAAGGAGCTTATCTGGGTTGTCCAGCCCGATCAAAACGTTGATTACTGCTCATCCTTGACATGTGATGCTCTTCTTTTCAAGGTTCTCGGAGCCCAGCCCTTCAACTACACCGATGCAGTTGATGCTCTTCCCAACGCCATCCATGCTTTCGGTGGACCCCAGGCCATCGCGGCTGATTCCCGTGCTTTCATTGATGCACGCGGTCTCTTCCAAGATGCCGGTGCTCTTGATTACATTCCTCCTGATGGATTCACAGGATACTGGCACGGACCTTCCAACCCTTACAATGAGGCCAACTTAGGCGGCGTGCAAGTTCCTATCAACACATCTGGACTTTCCCCTGAAGTCGCTGCTGCTCTCCAAGAATCTGGTTCTCACCTTGATAACTCTGGTGTGTCTGATGCCGGCTCATTCGTTCTATCCGAGACATCTCTTGACATGCACTGCTGGGGCTTGAACCCTGTTGTTACCGCCAAGTTACAGCTTAACGGACAGGACCGCTTCTCGGAGCGTGAAGGTTCCTATTTCTCATGGGTGCAGCCCTACCAAGCCCACACTCGTTCCCCTGATGAAGGTATTAACGTCTACGCTTTTGCATTGAGACCGGAAGAGCACCAGCCTTCAGGCACGTGCAATTTCTCGCGAATTGATAACGCCACACTGCAACTTGTGCTCTCAAACGCAACAGTTGAGGGAACAAAAACTGCTAAGGTCCGAGTTTATGCTACCAACTACAACGTTCTTCGTATCATGAGTGGCATGGGTGGGTTGGCCTATAGCAATTAAAAATATTGTTACGATATATCGTCTCACATATTTTATACAAATTTAATAATTAAATATTCCTTTTTAATTATTAAAGCGGAAATCGATATAAAGAGTAATCTCTAATATAACTTATAAAATGAGCATAGATATCGTAAATCTTATCGAAAGTAATCCAATTACCAAATTTAATGGTAATTACCAGTCAAAATTGATTGAAAAAGTGAAAAATCACTTCACAGAGTATGAACAACAAATGTTTATAGCTAGTTTTTATTGCTATTTGAATTATGATTATAAGAATGATTTTGTAATTGATTTGGACAATATATGGAAATGGTTAGGTTTTAGCCAAAAAGTAAATGCAAAAATATTGTTAGAAAAACAATTTACATTAAATGTTGACTTTAAACAATCGCTTTTGTTGCAACAAAAGCAAACAACAGCCACTAAAGGTGGTCAGAATAAAGAAATATTTATGTTAAACGTAAACACCTTTAAAAAATTTTGTTTAAAGGCAGGAACAAAAAAAGCAGACGAAATTCATGATTATTTTATTAAATTGGAAAATATTATGCATGAAATTACAAAAGAAGAAAGCGATGAACTAAAACAACAATTTGTTCAATTGGCAGACAAAAAGAAACAAGAATATGAAACTAAATTAGCGAATCAAAAAGTGATAGAAAGAGAGAAAATATTGTTAAAAGAATATGCAACAATCGGTGCCATTTTTTACGTTATTAAAGTAAAAACATATGATAACAAACAATACGTTATAAAAGTGGGAGAAAGCCGTAGAGGTATCGCCGATAGGTACAAGGAACATAAAAATAAATACGAAGAGTGTCTGTTGTTAGATTGTTTTACCGTTAATAAAAGCAAAGATTTTGAAACATTTATTAAAGAACATGATTTAATAAGACAAAATAAAGTAAAAAATCTTCAAGGGCATGAAACCGAGTTGGAGCTGTTTTTAATTGGTAAAAATCTCTCTTATCAAACTTTGTTGAATATTATAACTAACAATATTAAGTATTTTAACAATAATGACAACAGCAAATTAGAGCTTGAAAATGAACAATTAAAGTTAATGCTGGAAATGAAATCAACTAACAATGATAACGGGTTAATACAAGAATTAATTAAAACGGTGAAACAATTGTCCAATAAAATAGACAATCTTGAAAAGACAAACAACTCCGTTTTAGAAAAATTACATTCCACACAAACGAAAGTAGTAACTGGGTTTAGCGAACCACTGTCAACGATTGGACCCAGACTGCAAAAAATTAATCCAGAAACATTAGAACTAATAAAAGTTTATGAGACCGTTTCAGAAGCGATGAAAGAAAATACCAATATTAAAAGACCTAGTATTAATAAAGCCGTCGTAGAAAATACGATTTATTGTGGGTTCAGGTGGCTTCTAGTAGATAGAGAGATGGAACCCAATATTATTCACAATATTACTCCAACGAAACAAACCAAAGCCCAAAATTTAGGTTACATAGCTCAAATAAACAAGGAACAAACAGAAATAGTAAACGTTTTTTTAGATAGAAAAACGGCAGCTCATTTTAACGGATATGAATCTATTTCAGCATTAGATATCCCTGTTAAAAAGTTCGCTTTGTCGCAAGGTTATTATTATAAAATTTATGATGATTGTGATGTAACGTTTAGAGAAAATTTTGAAGAAAAAATAAATGGCACGCCATTGTTGTACAAAAATGGTGTTGGTCAATATGATTTGCAAAATAATTTAATTAGAGAATTCGCGTGTAAATATGATTGCCTTAAAACCCTTTTGATGAGCGATAAAACACTTGCAAAGGCATTAGACAAAGAAAAACAATATAATGGTTTCTATTATAAATCTATTGGAAGTAAATTAAAATGCGTATAAGATAAACTTGACTAATTATGGTTTTTCATTTTCAGCCGATTTACGTTTATAAAATTTGTAAGCATTCGTTGCACAAATATAGCCAGTGTAACTGATTGGAAAAATAATAACTAATGGAATGAACTCATATTTCTTTTCTTCTATTAAATATGGTAAATTAGCTCCAATTAATAGTGGAGTTAATACTGGATGATATATTTGTTTTAATACTTTTATAAATTGTTTCATATATGTATTATAATTTGAGGTAATTGCTTTATATAATATTTATATACACAATAGAAATCCGTTAAAATACTACTGTTTCGATTTCGTTTGTATAAGGGTTTGTCAATTCAAATTTATTATTTGAAAACAGCATTTTAATTTCGCGCTCCAAATATTCTTCATACATTTCAACATTTATTTCCTTAAGACTTTTAATACTTCGGGTTTTTACATTCAAAATATCAGGTCTAATTAGCGCCTCTTCAAGAAATTTATCTTTCCTTTCTCGTTGAACCGTATACATGATACATGTTTTGGGATATATTGGGGGTATTTGTCCGCTTTTTAACGGAACAACACTTTGATTTTGTAGCATTGTACACAAGTGTTCGCCATGTATGGATTGATTTACATGTTTTGTTAGACGCCATCCGAAGAATTGTCTGATACTCGTAAACTGTTTTATGGATTTTTTACTGTTGAATATTTCATGAACAAGGTCTTCAATAAAGATGATAATAGATGCAGGCGGTATTTCAACCAAGCTTTTATTTGCTTTATAGCTTGGTATATCAGCCTTATCCACCTTATGAAATCCCTTCTTTTTGTCTCTCTTAGTAATATCTAAGTTTTTATGACTACCTTTGACACAGGAAAAGTATTGCGGCTCTTTATCATAATTAATCCAGCCGCCAAATGTTTGGTCACCGTTTGCAACATCTGATTTCGGCGCCTCATCTCGATGCCATGCTTCTGCCGATGCGACATCCTTTGCAGGTCTTATCATTATTCTGTCTATTATCTGTTCAATATTATAGGAAGAATCAAGATATAAATTTTTATAATCACGAAACAGTTTTTCTAGCACAATGTACATAACGGTTTCGCGCATTTTTCTAAAAAACGGCGCATGAAACACAGATGGATTGCCGATAAAACTCGTACCGCCCAAGCCATATCGTAGAGCTCGTTCACTTGTGTCTTTTGTAATTTCATCTAATCCAGGATGTATTTTGAATTCAGGAAATTTTTTAATTGTACTATCAAATTCACTTCTGAATTTATGTAAATTGTCTAATAGAAAGTCGGATGATATTACTACAACACCGTCTTCGAACAATTGATTTGCGGGATTCATTATGGTTTATTATACTCACGATTAAGTATAATAAAACGAATCAATTTTATTGTAAAAAAAATAAGTGTAAATATGATTATGTAAATATGATTATGTAAATATGATTATGTAAATATGATTATAAATCTATTTGAAATAAATTATGACTTGAACAATTTATTCATATTAATCACTTCGGGCTTATCCGTTTCATTAGTAAACAATTTCATTATTTGCGCATCATCGCGAAAACGCAACGTGTAGTTCTGTTGAATATTATTTCTGCCAATGCGCCCCATAGCCTGAATAATTTTTTCCTGTGTTAAATTCAAGTCTTTGCTCAGATATCCATGACAGAATTGATAATTCGTCCCATAAATATAATCGCTCGAAGCAATAATCATATACAATTTCTGTTCATCCGCCATGGTCTTCATAATTTCAGTATATTTAATATTGTCATGATTAATAAAGACGCCAATTCCCATCATCAGCAGGATTTTCCACGTATTTTCAATGCCATTTAGCAACATAATTTCATTCACAACATGTTCATCAATATTACTCGTAAATGCGCTATCAAATGACATACCATCTGCCCATTTTTTAATATGAAGATGTTTATTTGGGATAAATGTGTCATTTAACGTCGCGCTTTTAATGAGCAACCGCAAAGCATTAATTTCATTAGTCAATTTCGATATATCCGCTTTGCCACCGACAGCATCTTCGGGTCCTTCTCTGTTCAGCTTTTTACAGTCCTTGGTGGATTTGTTTCGCCCCTGAACTTTTCCCCCAGCATGCCTTTCCGAAACACTGTTTTTCATGCTATTTTCGGATTGTTCTTTTTTATAATCAAGAGTCGTTTCCAAATCGTTTAGTTTTTCGTTCAGAATGTTATTAAATTCAATCTTTTTCATAATTTCATCCATCATGATGCTCGGAATATTTGCCTGTTGTATGCAGAACTTAGCAATTTTTTCAATTTCATTTGTGATGAAAATTGTGGGTCCATCCGTAAGAGTATAAGCATCCTTAGTAGTCACGTATACGCCAGCTGTTCCAGGAGCAGGTATAGAAACAGGACTGCTCGGCGTTCTTACAATTTTATTTCCTTTGATATCAACAGAATCATTCTGGGGTATTCTGCGAATTTTCAGGGATTTAAAATGCAAATAAATAGCACTCCATGTCCCTTGCATAATGTTTTGTAGCAATTTAATATAATAAATTTTTATGTTTTTCATATTCAACTCATTTATTGACTCAAAATGCCTGTTTAATTTCATTTTCATGTTGGCAAAATTATTTTTATTTACAAAGGTGATAAAACTAGCTACTTCTTTCAAATCAAAATAGCGCAACAATGTCAAATAGTTTTCACAGTGTTGTGCTATTTTAATAATACCTTCATGAGTATCCGCCAAATAATGGGGCAATACTACATACCCGTCATTATTAATTATGGGTATAGATTTTTTGCAATCGTGACTAACAATGTTATATACTTCCGAACCCGGGAATTTATTTCTAAAATCGGAAATGGTTTCAGTCAACTCATGAAGTTTGGGCAGAGTGGCGGACGACAGTACCATATTAGGAATCAAATTATTTTTCCAAATTTCTGTGATAATTGAATGAAATTCATGAGTTTCATAGTCCATTGTTATGGTGGGTTCATCCCAATAAACCATTAATTTGTTGTCCATATCGTTTCCCCCGTCATCTTTATTGAACGCTTTCATATAATACATTGCAGGCAAATAGGATTTAATATCGCAAATCATAATTTCAACCTCATCACCCACGCTATTATCCACTTTGCCGATTCCACCAGTGCGTCTATTTTTGCTGTATTCCTTTGCGGCAAAATAGTGTAATCGAATGTCGTCCGCGCTTGCACACCCAAATGCAAACGCCACTTTTTTACCAACTGAAATAGCTGACCGTGCCAACGCCAACCCAACATGTCTGGCTGCACAAACAAATATTATTTTATGTTGTTCGGATAACGCAATAGGCGTCAATGTTTTTCCAGTACCAGTAGGAGCTATATACAATATGAGCTTTGCACTAGGATTTTTGGAAACCGTGAAAATTTCTTTTTGATGCTCATAGAGAACTAAATCATCATATTTCAAGAGATTCTTGTTTTTCTCTATGCATTCATCAGCATGCTCAATAATAACGGACATATCAACGTCATCTTCGAAAAGTGTAATCAACTTGTTACAAATGAGTATTACATGGCGATTTAATCTATTCACATTATTTTTAAGAAGTTTAAAAAGTGTGTAGTAATGAAACATGGTTTGCTTTACATTTTTTTGTGATTTGTACTGTAGAAACTTTTCTGCGTGATTTAATAGCACGTTTTCATATACGTCTTGTTTTTTCAAAGCAGTTTCATCATTTCTTTCTAATCTAATTTTGTCTGCCGAGTTTATTTTCACGTTGCTGTCTACGTTGATAGATTTGTACGCAGGCTTCAATTTAGAAATGTCGGCTTGAACGCGGTCAAATTTTTCTCTCAAGTATTTATTATATATAAAATCCTCCATTTTTTCACTATATTCTATCTTTAAAAAGCTAAAGATAGAATTATTGTTATTAATTTTTAAATTAACGTCATGATATCCTTTTGTAATAAGTTTTAAAACTTCCAGTTCTGATTCAGAAACAGGAACTTCAATAGAATTCCACTCGGCCTTGTTTAACTTTCGTTGCTTTAAATCCATTGGTGTAGTTATTTAATTATATCATTATCTTTATATGATTTTTCTATTTCATTTTTTTTTAAAAAAATGAAATGAATTAAATGGTTTAATATAAGATAAACAACAACATAGTATGTCACAATCAAACATGATTATTTCAATTGAAGGAAATATTGGTTCTGGAAAATCAACCTTATTAGAAAACCTGCAAACACATTTTGGTACAAATAAAAAAATCATATTTTTAGAAGAACCTGTTGCCGAATGGGAAACAATAACAAACGCAAACGGAACAACCATGTTACAACTGTTTTACGAAGACCAAAAAAAACACGCATTCGCGTTTCAAATGATGGCATATATATCTAGACTGGCACTGTTAAAAGAGGCAGTTGAAAACAATCAAGACGCAATTATCATTACTGAACGAAGCTTGTATACGGATTGCATGGTATTTGCCAAAATGTTGTATGATTCGGGGAATATTGAAGTGCAAAATTATAAAATTTATTTAAAGTGGTTTAATACGTTTGTAAAAGATTATACCATTAATAAAGTTATTTACGTGAAGGCAACACCCGAAGTCTGCTACAAAAGAATTACAAAACGTTCGAGAGACGGAGAAAGCAATATCCCATTGGAATATTTAAGTAATTGTGATAAATATCATACTGAAATGCTCGATGTAATGCATAACGAATGTTTTTGCAGCAACCAATTGATTCTAGACGGTAATGCTGACATTTACAAAAATAACAATCAATTACAAATTTGGATTTCGCAAATAACGCGATTTATGGAGATTTAAATTACTATCCAAGTGTTTAAAAATACAAAACAAAAAAATTGATTTTTTTTGTGATTATTAAAATAAATGTAATTAATAGTGTAATGAAGATAATGCCTTTAGCAAATATAATTAATGTGGCTTTTAAGTATGTGGTGCATACGTGTAAAAAACACAACATCGATGAATCACATTCATTAAAACATAGCATGGATGTATTTCATTTTGCAAATAAAATATATGACTCTGAGCTTAGTGCGCATCCCATTTTATTAAAACAAAGAAATATCATTGCTGTTTCCGCAATAGTACACGACATGTGCGACAAAAAATATATGGACGAGGAAGAAGGCATATATGAGATGAAAGAATATATGAAGGAGTATGTAAAAGAACCAGAACTAAACGTAATTTCCAACATTATTTCAACAATGTCTTATTCAAAAGTAAAAATACATGGTTTCCCTGAACTACATGAATACCAAATGGCCTATCACATTGTTCGAGAAGCTGATTTATTATCTGCATACGATATAGACAGATGTATTATTTATGGAATGATGAAAGAAAAATTAACTTATGATGCAGCGTTAATGCGCGCACTTGAATTGTTTGACAACCGTGTGTTAAAATATAGGTCTGACAATTTATTTGTAACAGATTATTCAAAACTTCAAGCCGAAATACTACACAACACGTATCTAGAAAATGTTGACAATATGATTAATATGATTTAGAACTAATTTTAAAATAAATAATAATAATAAAGAAATGATATCCTCTTTTTTTTCTTCAAATAAAGACAAAGCAACTTCGATAAAAGCAAACAAAGTAAAAGTAAAAGCAGGACCCAATTTTAAATTACAATTTGACGGATGTAGTAAAAGTAATCCTGGCCTAGCAGGCGCAGGAGCAGTTATTTATGATAATATAACAAATGTTGAAATTTGGTCCGGAAGTGAATTTATTGGAACTGAAATAACTAATAATTACGCGGAATATATGGGGTTAATTATTGGATTAAAGCAAGCAAAAGAAATGAAAATTAAACAATTAATTGTAGAAGGCGACAGTATGCTTGTAATAAAACAAATGAACGGTGAATATAAAGTAAAAGCATTGCATCTGATTGCGTTGCATAATGAAGCAAAATTGTTAGCAAAAGGATTCGAATGTGTTTATTATAAACATATATATAGAAATAATAATAAAAGAGCGGACGAATTATCAAACATTGCAGTTGATAATTATTTGTGTAAAAATGACATTTAAATACTGTAATACAATTATAGTATTATATGTGGAATAATACTATCCAGTTTGATAAAAAAGTAAACTGTGTATCTAATACGTTGTATACAACAACATTACATGCAAATACATACAAAACCTTTTACATTTGTAGTTATGGTGGTTCGGGCTCTTCTATGTTAACAAATTATTTATCAAATTTTGGAAAAGTGGTTCATATACACAGTCGGTATCCTCCTAAAAAATTAACTTATACTGGCTGTGCAAACTCTAATGCATACTGTTATGAAGAATGGTTTAATGACGTGCAAATTGCTGACTGTAACTTGCATAAATATATAGTTATTTACATTTATAGAAATCCTATACACGCAATATTCAGCAGGTTTGAGAATAAGATAGGTACAAATCCGCATTTAACACACATTCAATGTAATCCAAATATAAAATTACAAGATATAATCGATTCAAATGACGATTTATACGGAATCGAAGAGTTTTTTAACAATTATACCAAAAATGAAAATAGAAATTACGACATATATTGTGTCAAGTATGAAGATTTTTGGGACAATATTGAAACGTTTAACAAAACGTTTGGCATCCCAGACTCAAAATATTTATATCCTATTAAAAATGAGACTGACAAACATTACGAACATTTAAATGAATTAAATAAAATATATGGTCCGTTAATTGGCAAAATGAATGGTATGAAATTTATTGAAAAGGTATTATAACAGGTTTTTATTTATTATTTATATTCTAGTAGGCAAACGGTTAGTAATTTGGGCGGTTTAAATAGCAACAAGTCTAGTTCCTTTTTTGTGGTTGGAAATTCAGATGAACTATAAATGTCTTGGAGCAGTAACCATTCGAACATACCCCCTGTGTATATATACACACTATGAAAACCGAGAGAAATTAATTGGCTATATTTTTTATATAATTTGTCATCGTTGCAATTTTTCCCATAAATGATAATTTTAACATTTTTATTACCATTTTTAATTAATCTATTAATAATTTCTTCCTCTTGATTGATATGTATCGTATTAGGTATTAAACATGTTTGTTCATTTTCATTTAGGGTATTTATTAAAACATGCGATTCAGGATTTTTAAGCACATATTGTATATCCTCGTAATTTATTTTTTGTGCAGATGATTGTGCATTTCCCATTTATTTAATATTTATATTATTTTTAAATATTAAACTCTAAAATATTTATTAATGAAATTTAACAACAATTTCTATATCTTCTTTTTTAATGCTTTTGGTTGCAGAAATTGATAATTCTTCTCTCTTCTTTCTTGTTTTACCGTTATCTACTGCATTGTCCTTTCTTTTTGAGGTGCTATTTCTATTGTTCATATCTTTTTCAATGACTTCGTAATTTTCTTCTATAAAATGAATCACTTTGTTCTCTAGCGCCCACTTGAAAAAATTGAGCTGCCCTATGGTTGTTTCAATACACGTTCCATTTTTATATGGAATGCTAATTCTATCCCATCTACAAAAAGGGTCAAATCTTTTCTTACTATAAGCTTTTAATTTTAATTTATAATCGAAATAAACCTTGAACCTTCTTGGGTTTTCACTGCTTTCAATATCATATAATGTATAATATTTCTTAGCATAATTTGTAGCAAACCAATCCACAATTCTTAGCGATATTTTTGATTCGCCTGTTATAATCTTAAGCATTCTGCTGATATTATTTTCGTCTTTATAAAATTCCATTAAATTATTTAATAATAATTCATTTTGAGTTGCGTAACAAACTGAGTTAGTCATTAAGTATTTCTAATAAATAATTATTATTGTTTAAGTTGTTTAATTAAGAAAAGTATATTTTAGAAAAAAAATTAGTATGCAAATATTTTATATTTATATATTTACATAATATATAAATGTCAGATTTTATGAGTAACTATTTTGGTCCTCTAGGCAAGGAGTATTGCTTGTATTTCTATTTAATGTCCATTGTCTTTTTTGTGATAATGATGTTGGGTCTTTTGGGGGTTATTGTCACAATAGTGAAGAACCCTAAGCAAGTAAACATGATGTTCTTTGTAAACGCGGTCATGTTGTTAATGAACAGTGTATTGGCTTATTTTGTAAATAGATTATTACATACTATGTGCGCAAATAGTATTCGTTAATGTAATTATTTAGGCATATCCTGCGTAGTATTCTGAGGTTTCAAATACTGGTCTCTTATAGAAACATCATCTGCGTATTCATTCTCGGATAAAAAAGGATTAAATCCCCTCTGTTGGACAAGGTGTCTGTCTGCAATTTTAACGTCCAAATCTTCTCTCTTGTTAGAAGATTTAAATCCTCCGTTTGCAACTTCTTGATTTAAAATGTCCCAAGTATTTTCATCATAATTAAGTGAAGAAGAATATGCAGAAAACTCGATTCCTTTATTTGTATTGCTTGTATCCACAACGGGGTTATCATTATTATTTGCGACAACGTCGTTACCTGCGTTACTGTCGTTATTATGTTTTCTTCTACTTCTCTCATACGGTTCTCCTTTAGTCCATTTCCATTCCATAATATAGTATATTTTATAACTTGTTAAAAAATACTATTTATAAACTTACTTATCTTTCTGAATTATATTTAGTTGTTTAGTAAATAAGAACTTGTCGTCAGATTGTTTTCGTCTTTGTAAGTTACATTCCAAACAAGCTAAATGATAATTATCTTTATTATGTCCTTTGTTATTGTCTATTCTGTCCACAGACCATTGTTTCATTTCTCGTGAAATATCATACAATACGACCATTTCTTGTTTACAATAATAACATTTTAGTTCGCACTTATTCATTCTAGTAACAATGTCTGCAAAAATAATAAAATTGTCAGCGTCGAATATTTTTTTTATAACGTCTTGATTCTTATATCCAGCAATTTTTTGATTTATTTGCTGTGTAATAATTTTGGACATTTCATTATTATATATTTTATTATCACATAAATTATCAAAAAACATTTCATTAATTACTTTTAATTGATTTGCAAATTGCAGTTCTTCTTGCGATAAATTCCATTTTTGCCGTCTAATGCGCTTTCTCTCTAGTGCCTTATTTTGAGTTAGTTTTTTAATCATATATCTATTCGTTGTGCCAACTATATTGATTATTTTCGGCCCTTCCATATACACTTATTTGGCATTTTATATTTATTACAAAATAATATAAACATTTTATAACAATAATTATTTAATAAATAAATAATTATTAAAACCAAGTTAAACTCTTCTTTTTATATTACAATATAATGGAAGAAACCGCAAATGTTGTAAATGAAGAATGTGTAGAACTAAAAAATATTAAATACAAAACAATGTTATTAAATGGCAGCCCAATCAAGGAAACTATATTATCAAATGATATATCAAATCTTGATAAATTTTTGGAACTTGAAAAAACCAATAATAGTAATGAACCATGGTGTAAATTAAACAAGACAATAAAAACCAAAAAACTGATTGATTTTGTAACCATTTATGTTAACGAAAATCAAATGACCGACGATGAAGGTAAATTGTTGGTAGTTTTTTTAAAAGAGTCGATGGATAGGAAAAAACTCCAACGCGTAAAAGACGTTATTTATGATAAAGTAACTGGTATAGTAAAAGAGATTCCGGCTTTGTGTTATACAAAAGCAACCAAACATTTCACTCTTAAAAATATAGACAAACGTCTATCAACACTAAAATCATTAGCGCCAAAGAAGACCAATTGTACAATTAAAAATAAAACTATAATTCCGACAAAATCGGTTGAAGATGATTCCTCTTCTGACAATGACAATTAAATCAATATAAAAAGTAAATACCATATTATATTAATAACTCATGTATTTTGATGAATTAGATGAGCTGACGGATGTATTAGAAACTATTGTATTCGAGGATGAACCTTCTATATTTACAGAAGAATACACATTAGATTTGATGGAAACGGCCTTACATTTGATGGAAGAATTTATGAGCAATAATCCATGCATCATAACCGAGCCAGATTTTAACGAAATTTTATTGGAAGAATTAACATGTATTTTTGCTGTACAATTTGAAGACCATATATACGTGGACGATAATTTAGAAGATGATATGAATGAATTGCTGGAAGAAGTATTTAATATATATATTACTTCATTTTATCCTGAACGGTCAATTGAACATTTTGATATTGAAATAAAAACACAAAGTGACAATGATTCGCTCGCTAAAAAAATCGATTATTTACGTTCTATTCCTCAACCGATTCAAAGAACGCCAGAATGGTATAAATTTAGACATAATTTAATCACTGCGAGTAATGCATATAAAGCGTTTGAAAGTCAATCAACTATAAATCAGCTTATTTATGAAAAATGTCAACCCCTTAAGCTTTCTAATGAAGAGGACGATAAACCTAAAATGGCTAATTTAAACACACCATTGCATTGGGGTCAAAAATATGAACCATTGTCGGTAATATTATACGAAGAACTTTATAACACCAAAGTGGAAGATTTCGGATGTATTCCTCACAATGTACATACATTTTTGGGAGCTTCGCCAGATGGAATAGTTGTGGACGTTAATTCGGATAGATATGGCAGAATGTTAGAAATTAAAAATGTAGTAAGTAGAGAGATAACAGGAATACCAAAGAAAGAATATTGGATACAAATGCAACTGCAAATGGAAGTCTGTGATTTAGATGAGTGCGATTTTTTAGAAACTAAATTCACAGAATACCCGGATACAAATAGTTTTTTAAACGACGGATATGAAAAAACTGAAAAGGGTGAAACAAAAGGTTCTATTATGTATTTTAATACGCAAGAATCAAAACCTTTTTATTTGTACAAACCACAACATATTACAAAGTACGAAGACATTAATCAATGGGAAGAAGAAATGGTTGAAGTATATCAACAAAAAAAGATGGTTTGGATAAAAAATATATATTGGAAGCTAGAGAGGATGAGTTGTGTGTTAGTTTTACGAAACAATGATTGGTTTAAAAATAATGTAAAGCAAATTGAAAAAGTTTGGTCAATTATTAAACAAGAGAGAATAACTGGATTCGAACATCGCGCGCCCAACAGAAAACCCAAAAAGGACACGTTTGTTGTTAAGCGCGCAGAGACAACTAACTGTTTGTTGAATGTCATAAAAATAAATACAGTTCCGTTTGCGTCGACATAAGTTTTGTGCCGATTTTATTACAAAATAATATAAAGGTTAAAATTTATAGTATTTATTACAGATGAACAGAGTGGAACAGATGAAAACGGTTCAACATGAGGCACTAGAATTATTTGCAAAAAAAAATATTGACTACGGTGATGCATTCGCTAAATATGGAGTCGTCGGCGTATTGATGCGAATAGAAGATAAACTACAACGCGCCATGTCTATAACAAAAAATGGAGTAAATTTAGTAAAGGATGAGGGTATTAGAGATACATTGATAGATTTACATAACTATGCGGCAATGGCATTAATGTTATTAGATGAACAATGATAACCCCTTGTTTAATACAACACATTTGGAATATTAGTTCTAAATGGTAACAAATTTGCGGTAGTTGAAAAATATCCCACTCTCGTTCCGCAGTTAGGATTTATGGGTGGCAATTGCGATATATAATTCGTATTAAGATGTCTTTCTTTATAAAATGCGCCACACATGCTGGCCGGCATACACGTACCTTCATCAGGATTATTGGGATATCGCATGTTGTTTGTAATTTGTGCATACGAGCCGACCTTAAAAATCGGATAATGCCACCAAATATTCGCTGCCCCATTGTCAGATATTCCATTAATACCGGTTATAGGATAAGTATCTTGAACTAGTACATTTGTTTGTGAAGATGGTACGTCACCACTAGCTTCTTCTAAAGTATAACCTGAATAACCCTCTTTTGTATTTTGTGAATTTGCTTTACTAAAATATAATGGTAAAATAACTGCTAATAAAAATACAAATGTCATTAGTAATATTTTGTTCATATATATATTTTATATATTTTATAAAATATACAATTTAATAAAATAAACCGGTTTAAAACTATATCAATAAATATACTAATATGGATAATTCTAATGAAATGCGTGTAAAGAAACGTAACGGACAATTAGAAGTAATTGCATTTGATAAAATATTAAATAGAATTAAAAAATTGGGCCAAGAAGTAGGCATCCATATTAATTATTCTTTACTTGTAATGAAAGTAATTGACCAACTGTATGATAAAATTGAAACAAGTAAAATAGACGAGCTTACGGCTGAACAATGTGCATCCCTTTCCACACAGCACCCGGATTTCGCAACCCTAGCATCCAGAATTGTTATATCAAATCATCAAAAAAATACGGAAAAATCGTTCACAGCTGTAATGTCGCAATTGTACCAATTCAAGGATGTGCATGGCAACACCAAATCCTTGATATCAGATGAATTTTGGAACTATGTCAAAAACAACGAATATGTCCTAGATGAGCTTATTGATAATGACAGAGACTATTTGATTGACTATTTTGGGTTTAAGACGTTAGAACGGTCCTATTTATTCAAAATAAATGGTTTTGCTGTTGAAAGAATTCAACATATGTGGTTGCGTGTGGCAATCGGCATTCATTGTAATACAGACAATTACAGCGAGACACTTTTGTTAATAAAAGAAACGTATGACTTGATGTCTAAAAAATATTTTACACATGCTACTCCGACATTGTTTAATGCTGGTACTCCTAGACCACAATTGTCTAGTTGCTATTTAATAGCTATGGAAGATGACAGTCTTGATGGCATTTACAATACATTGAAAGATTGTGCAATGATTTCAAAATGGGCCGGAGGCATAGGTCTTCATATACATAATGTTCGAGCAAAGGGAACTCATATTCATGGAACAAATGGCTCGTCAAATGGCATTGTTCCAATGCTTCGCGTGTTTAACAATACAGCAAGATACGTTGACCAAGGCGGAGGAAAGCGAAATGGGTCATTTGCTATTTACTTAGAGCCTTGGCATCCAGATATTGAAGATTTTCTCGAAATGAAGAAAAATCATGGGGATGAAGAGTTAAAAGGTAGGGATTTATTTTACGCTCTTTGGGTATGCGATTTATTTATGGAAAAAGTAAAGGCAAATGCCAAATGGTGTCTGTTTTGTCCGCATGAGTGTCCGGGATTGTCTGACGTATACGGAGACAAATTTAAGGACCTTTATGAACAATATGAAACTAGTGGCAAATCGCGCAAAATTATTAACGCTCGAGATTTATGGTTTAAAATATTAGATTCACAAATGGAAACTGGTACGCCGTATTTGTTGTATAAAGATGCTGCAAATGTAAAATCGAATCAGCAAAACTTGGGGACTATTAAATCAAGCAATTTATGTTGCGAAATAATGCAATATTCTGACACAAATGAGACGTCAGTTTGTAATCTTGCGTCAATCGCTTTGCCTTCATTTGTTGACCCTATTACGAAACAGTTTAATTATGAACAACTACATTCGGTCACTAAAGTCGTTACAAATAATTTAAATAAAGTAATAGACATAAATTTTTATCCAACAGAAAAGACCAAGTTTAGTAATTTGCTTCATAGGCCTATTGGTATAGGAGTTCAAGGTTTGGCGGATACATTTGTTCTTATGGATGTGGCATTCCATTCGGATGAAGCAAAAGAAATCAATAAACTCATTTTTGAAACTATTTACCATGGGGCGCTTGAAAAAAGCAACGAATTAGCCATTACAGAAGGTGTGTACGAGACATTTAACGGGTCACCCGCGTCAAAAGGTATTTTGCAATTTGATATGTGGAATGTTGTTCCTAGTGATAGGTACAATTGGACACAACTAAAGAACGATATTGTTTGCGCAGGATTACGAAATTCTCTTCTTGTAGCTCCGATGCCTACCGCAAGTACATCGCAAATTCTTGGATTTAACGAATGTTTTGAACCATTTACAAGCAATATCTACAGTCGTCGCACTTTGGCAGGTGAATTTGTGGTAGTTAACAAATATTTGATGAAAGAATTGATTGAACTAAATCTATGGAATGATGATATTAAAAACAATATTGTTGCAAACAAAGGGTCAATTCAACACCTAACACGTCTGTCACAGCATATTCGCAACAAATATAAAATAGTATGGGAGATTCCTATGAAACATGTAATTGATATGTCGGCCGACAGAGGTGCGTTTATTTGTCAAAGTCAGAGTTTAAATTTATGGGTAGAAGACCCCACGTATAGCACACTGACTTCGATGCATTTTTATGGATGGAAAAAAGGATTGAAAACGGGAATTTATTATTTGAGAAGAAAAGCAAAACATCAGGCACAACAATTTACTATTGAACCAGAAGCAAAAGAGAGAACCGAAGAAAAAGACGAAATATGTGAAATGTGTTCCGCATAAAACTAAAGCACACAAGTAATTTACAGATTAATATATTAAAAATTAATATATTAAAAAATATTTGCACTGATAATGGTATCATTTATAATTTTACAAAATACGTGTGTGAACACAACATATAATGATGTAACATAAACATAAGGGTAAATACGTTACAATAGATTGACAAACAACATTTTAATTGCGGGATTATATTCCAGTACGTCATCATCGCATCTAATTTTTATAAAACATCGCAACGTAATAAGGATATCATTAAATGAATTATGTAGATTTCTAGGTTCAACTTGAAACAAATTCTGATGCAATTCTGATAATGATGGGAATTTTAAATATGTGCCTCGACTATTTACTTTTTCTATTTTACATATATCAATAGATTCTTGCATAGTGCAATATATTTTATTACAATTGTTGATTTTATTTAGTTGGGTTTCGTAATGTTGTTTAATATCAGTATTTTTCTCATTTTCTATGCAAGCGCGCATTAATTCAGCCTTTACTAACGACAAATCAAATTCGGCATTATGCGCAACTATCAAATCAACAAATTCAATATCTCTTAAAAATTCAAGGAGTGCTTCGTTAACATTTATTCCGGTGGTTTCCGAAATTTCATTCGTTATTCCATGAAGTTTAATGCTTCCCTCGCTGATAACATTGTACGGCTTTAATTTAATAACTTTGTCGTACATTTTTACTACAGTGTTAGTAGTATCGTCAAATATAATATAACTAAATTGAACAATGTAGGGCCACAAATGAATTGTTGCCGGTGTTATTTTTTTACTTTTAGAAAGCCCCGTAGTTTCAGTATCAAAAATGATGAATTTCATTTTGTATAATAAATTGCAGTGTTATTTTTAAACGTGTGTTTGTATTTAATATAATCTGGATATACATTTATAATACTTTTCAATTTTTTTAATTATGACAGTTGGTTGTATTGTCGTAAAATTTTAAACATAGTTTTTACATATGCCAAAACTACGTCTATGCCAAATGGTGATGCCGTGTTCTTTAATACCATCCATATGCTTTTTCGCACCATATCCTTTATTGCTATCAATGCCATACTTTTCAGCCAAATCAGGATTTTGTTCGCATAATTCACCAATGTAGTTGTCACGCTCTACCTTTGCCAAAATCGATGCGGCCGCAATAGCTGTATATTTATTATCTCCTCCTTCAATTGTTGTAAAAGGAAGTGTTTCCAATTTGTTGCTTTTTTTATTTAAATATGTAATTGGATTAAAATAGTTACCATCAATAAGCAAATAATATGAATAATCGGTAAATTCCAATTTATTATGGTCTTTCATTTTTTTATTAAACTGTTTGCGCGTTTCTAGAATAGATGTATGCATCGATTTTTGTGTAGCCTGTAAAATATTTATTTCATCAACTATTTTTTCATCTTCAAAACTTACATACCATGCAAGAGCATTTTCTTTTATATAAGTAGCAACTTCGTTAATCTTCTTTTTAGAATGGAATTTTTTGCTGTCTTTTACTTTAGAATGGTCAAATGTATCATCTTTAGGTAAAATGACTGCTGCTGTATAAACGCGACCGAATAAAGGGCCTCTGCCAGCTTCATCTACGCCTATTTCAAATGTTTTGTTATCTTCACTGAAATACTTTTTTAGTAGAGGTTGCACGTTTCTAGCTCTATTTACATTTTTAGGTATAATAATAATATCTTCTTCATCAGAATCGTCCACAATTACAGCATTTTCAGAATCTTTCTTCATTGGTTGTTAGTTGATTATAAATAAAAAATTTTAAATCAATTCAATTTAATTTTAAACTTTTTTCACTCTATAAATTATACAATGAACCATGAATCATTATTTCTTTTCCTAATTTTATTGTTAGGCCTAGTATTATGTTCTCTTTTAGGCGGCAATTGCAATAAAGAAGGATTTAATTCAAACAATAGTTCATCACAAAATGCTCCAAATTACAATAACAACAATCCCAGTAACAACAATCCCAGTAACAACAATCCCAGTAACAACAATCCCAGTAACAACAATCCCAGTAACAACAGCAGCGGCTCGAGCCAAAACTATGACAACTACAATCATTTTAACGGGGCTTCTTCGCAATTATCTAGCGGAACTACATTTTACGGACCCAACGGTGGAAATGCGAAAGTTGTGACTGGTTCCAATGGTAACCAAAGCTTACAGGTTACACTTTCAAGTGGGGCGTCTCCAATTACGTTAACTTCGTCACAATCTAATAAAACAGAAGGATACACTAATTATAGTGGACAAAATGGAAGTGCAACTACGTTTTATGGACCTAATGGCGTGTCTGCAACCGTTGCAACTGTTAACGGACAACAAGCGATTAAAGTTACTACAAATAATGGTACGACTACATTTACCCAACAAGGACCTTCAAATAACAATTCTTCCAACAACGTCACGCCTAGTAATAGCTCACAATATTATGGAAGCACTGGAACGCCTATTCAGGCATCATCTCAATATAATGGACCACATGGTGGTTCTGCCGGTTCAGTAACCGGTCCTGCTGGAAACTCTGCTTATTATGCTCAGGGACCAGCTGGTAATACGGTCGCAGGCGTTAATAATAACCCTCATAATAATATATCAGCAACACAGTATAATGGCCCGTATGGTGGTTCTGCCGGTTCCGTAACCGGTCCTGCAGGAAACACTGCTTATTATGCTCAAGGACCAGCTGGAAATGCGATAGTAGGAACAAATGCTAATATGCCTTTTGACCCATACAATAACGCACTTCCGCCTGGTATTCCAGCAAGTCAAATTGCTCGTGGAACTGAAGATTTATATATTTTAAAATCCGAAGTAATACCACCTGTATGCCCAGCATGCCCGACATCATCGGCTTGCCCGCGAGAAGAACCTTGTCCGGCTTGTCCGCCATGCGGTAGATGCCCTGAACCCGCATTTGACTGTAAAAAAGTGCCTAATTACAACGCTATTGATAATAGCTATTTACCAGCGCCGGTATTAAATGATTTCAGCTCATTTGGAATGTAATACAATTAATACAATAAATGCAAAATAATTTAATATATAAAAATATTACATTATTTTTCCAACGGAATTAATATATTAAACTCTTTTTCTGACAACAAATTCGTCATGTATTTGGTCATATATTCAACATTCATAATTTCATCATATAATTTTTTTGCTCCTTTTGCGATTTTTTCTCCTATTGCATCATTTTTTGCAAACATGTTAATCGCTTTACGCAAATCATCATCTAAAGTAGGGCTTTCTACGTTTATTTTGTATACATTTTTCATATGTACTAACTTATTATCAAACCAGGAATAATACTTTGAATACACTAATATTATGCACGAATTATAACTTAATTCACAACTAAGTCTCCACGCGGTAACGTATCCATCTATATTTAAAATATATTTACTATTAGCCTGTTCGTCCATTGGCATTTCTGCAATACTTGCCCATTCTTTTAATTGGTTTGATATAACGCGACCATTCGAAACGGTTAATTTATTTCCTGAAATAATAGATTTTGTAGAAAGGTCTGTTAAGCCTACGTTTATGTTTATATCTTTGGAAACTTCATTATTATCGTACAAATTTTTTAACGCCTTTAATACCTTTAACCTATCGTTTTTAATAAAATCATTTTGGTAACATGAATTGTTTTTTCCTCTAAAGATTAATTCCTCTTTTTTGGTGTTCCACGTGTCATTGATTTTACTAAATTCTTTTTTATCATATCTATTTTTGCATGTATTTTCATTAAAAAAAACGGTTTGCGAGGCTATTTCCCATGAATCCGCATACACCAAACATTTATCATAATAATCTTTTGTAATTGTACCAGAAAGCACAGGAATATATTCATTTAATTGCGTCACATTATTCTTGCACATTTCTTCATTAGAAATGTGTTGATTACATTTACGATTATATAGAACGGGATAATCATATAAATTAATAAAAAAACAAGTCGTGACATTGCTCCCTTCTAAACATTTCTGTAACATATCAAAATAAACCATTGTGTAAAATCTTTCCCACCACTTGTCTTTAAAATTGACCATACAATTCGAAAAACCCCATTTCTTTTTATCTTTTAGAATATTAAATTTTAGTTTTTGCGTCTTTTTTTTATAGCTCGCCAGTTGTTTTTTGGTTATTTTATTGCTACCCGGTTTTTCCTCAGTTGTATTGGCAAAAACCTGATATGTATGAACTTTGCCATTGAGAATATATACAAAAATACCTAAACCTACTTTTTTAAACATATGGTCACAAGTATTTAAAAATTTATCTGCACAATCTGGTTTAATAAGTTTTGTAAATTTATTAATTATTGTTTTTTTAAAATCAACATAACTATGAATATATTTAATCTTATCAATCTTAACACAATTCATATTTTTTTTAAATTTTGGAATGTTTTCTTTTGGAATGTTCATTGTATTGTATTATATTATAGAAACATAAAAGGATTTTTTATTGTCTTGTTTTAACACATTTTTTGTCTATTACAATTGTGTCGCCCTTTTCTTTTTGTGGAACAATGTTAATTACACATTTGGATTTTGTACCATATAATGGTTCTGTACAACCCAATTCTTTTCTTCTTTTAGTATGTATCTTTTTAAACTTGAACAATTTGGGTTTTTCATCAGTGCATCTAGACCTAAAATGTTCATACCTTTCTCTCACTTCACAATAAGTAAGATTAGATTTTTTATGAAGCATACGATTTACTAATTCGTGCAACTCGTAAATGTATCTAGAAAACGTCTCACGGTTTTGCATGTCGGACATTTTAAGAGGTAATTGTTTAAGATTCGTTTTTAAATTTATCCTACAATGTTTACACGGCAAAACGTACTGAAGACTAATAATAAAATCTCTATAATGTTTTTTCTCTTCACATGTAGGATTTGCAGGATAGTTAAAGCTCATAGTGTGAAGATAATGCCACATAGGTGGACCCCAGATACTTGTCACCATTCCATCACCAGCATTATAATCTTTTTTTGAAAATACCCTATTTTTTTTAGTTTTAGTATGACTAGTTTTTTTTTTGCGTGTTTGTGTCATAATAGTTAATTAGAAAAAAATAAATAATAAAAATAATATTATAATATTATTTAATTTTATGAGTAATACTTCCCCATTTAATTTAACCATATTCACGGACATTACTAAAAAAATGTGCTTATGCTCATTTGCTTCAATGGTATTAATTGTACTTTTTATTGTTAGCCCCTTAAGCAATTTTTTCAAAACAAGCTTGTTTATGAAACTTGTATCTGTTATTATTTTAGCATATACTATATATTTAAATTTTTTGCAAACTAACTTGTTAAGAAATGTTTCTTCAAGCAATACTACTTCATCAGAGGTTAAATCGCAGTTAAACATGAATATAATGTGTAGTTATATATTTGCATTATTTTTAACAATATTATTATTTTTTGTTGTAAAAAGTTTTTTCTAGTTTAGAAAAAGGCATTTTAATTTCCATTATTTTTTCATAATACAATTTGTCATTTTTAAACGAGTATTTTTTTATGTCTATCAATTCTCCACTTATAGTTCTAAATAGCATATTTAAGAAAAATGCCAACTTATCTTTATATCATATTCGTTAAAAGAGAATCATTAATTATTCTGAGTTATAGTATATATGGATAATTTTGTTAATTTTAATAACAGCCCTACTACCAACAATAGTTTTATGTCTACAATTCAATCCGCTGGAAGCAAAATGAACACAACCACTATAATAATAATATTGGTTGTAATATTGTTCATTTCAGTTGCATGTGCTTGTTATTATTTTTATATTGTCCCCAGCTCTAATGCTATGTACAGAGCAAATAAAGAATTAGGGCCGCAATGTGACAATAAAGAAGCGGAACTACTATTTTTTTATGCAGAATGGTGTCCTCATTGCAAAACCGCCAAACCCGTTTGGGAAAGCTTAAAGGCACAGTATGAAAATAAAACTATAAATGGATATAAAGTTATATTTACAGAAATTAATTGCACGACGGAAAATGCGGAAGTCGAAAAAATGATGGATAAATACAATGTTGAAGGATTTCCGACAATAAAAATGTTGAAAGATGGCCAGATAATTGAATACGATGCCAAACCAACAAAGGAAACACTGGAACAATTTTTGACCACCGTTTTAAATTAAATTACGATAATCATATTACAACCGGTGTAATATGATTTTTAAGTTGCTTTATTGATATTTTCATAAAATTTTACAGCCGTTTCTTTGCCTGCGTTAAACAAGTCTTTACGAACCTCTATATTCCTAAGCGCATTTTTTAACACGTCAATACTTAAATGACTAGTATTAAATATAACTTCATTTTTTATTACGGGTTGGATATGGTCCATATTCAAACTATTAACTGTTTTAAACAAAAAAGTCATTAAAAAGTCCAACATAGTAGAGTCAATGTTTATTAAACTACTATTTTTATCATATTTATTTTTCAGTCCCAATATTTCTTCGTCTTTTTTCCCAGATTCGACACAATACTTTAACGCATAATTACAAACAATGCCTCCATCTATATAACATTTATTATCTAAACAAACAGGAGTAATCAGAACGGGTATTCCACATGTCATTTGCACTGCGACCAATAATGGTAGTGTTGGATAATTCAAGTAAGACACATCTTCCATTTTGAATTCATTTATTTCAAATGTAAAAAAATGAAGTTCTATATTAGAAAATTTATAAAACTCTTCTAATGTAATTTCCATGGATAAATCTTTGGCATCTAGCAATGGTTTAAAACACTTTTCAACCGTTTTGATGTCAAATATACCTTTTTTTGTATATGCGTCAAGAACATTTTGAACTTTAATAGGGAATACATCGTGCCATGGACGTTTAATTATATAATCATTAATCGTTTCCCAATCATATTTTAAACATATTAAAATACCAACAAGTGCACCAGCAGATGTTCCATATATCGTTTCTATATTTTTCATATTCACAAATCCGTTTTCTTCTAATTGTTGTAAAGCAGCTAATGATTGTATCATTGAAGGTCCGCCTCCAGAAATTACTAAATGTTTTATAGTCATTTACTATTACTATTATTTAATGCATTTATTTTAATAACTTTTTTTTCTATAATATTTTAAATGGCAAACATATTTACTCTTGAAAATATAGAAAATTTCTCGGAAAAAATTAATATAGATGATTTGTACGACAAAAAACGACAATATGATTTGAATCAAATGCACCTCTTTAATAAATTATTAAATCGCGTACACGTGCGAATAAAAACTACTTCACGACAAAAAATGGATGAACAATTCTGTTGGTTTATAGTGCCTGAAATAATGATTGGAGTTCCAAAATATGACCAATCCGCATGTATAGCATATTTAATAGATAAACTTAAAAATAATGGTTTTAATGTTAAATACATTCATCCAAACACGTTGTTCATTTCTTGGACGCACTGGGTTCCAGATTATGTTAGAACCGAATTAAAGAATAAAACGGGCATTATTGTCAATGAATACGGAGTTAGACAAGACGATGGAAATACTGAACATAAACTAATACAGGACTCCAGAGAGCAACCTATATTTGCACTAAATCTTAAACCGGCCGACATTTTACAACAAAAGGACAAACAGCCTAAAAAAGATTATACGCCGATAAAATCGTATAAACCTTCAGGAAGTTTAGTGTATAATGATGCACTTTTAAGTAAAATGAATGATAAACTACCTTAGAGGGTATTTTGATAATATTCTCCTTAAACTATTTTTATAATTCTATAATATAATGAGCAATACAGAAAAAAAAACATTAAAAAAATTTAAAAAATTTAAAAAGATAAACCCAGAAACAAATGCCTTTAATAAAACAAAAAAAATGTTGCCAACAAAAATGTTATCCCAAAAAATATCGACTGCAAAAATAGTGCCCAAAAAACAGTCTCAAGAAATAGTTTGTAAACCTAAAGTATTTGAATCATTTGAAGATAAAATTGAACAAACGTTTAAAAAAAATAAAATAGATTTTACAGCAGCTAATTTCAATTTAGAAAAACAAATTATAACCGATTTAAAAAAAGCAGTTAGCCCGTCGAACATCACCCCTAATACTGATTTTTATTCTTATATAAACGAAAGATGGTTAAAAGAATACAAAGTAACCCCTGGTCAAGGATATATTGTTCAAGTGGACAATTTTAGAATTGTACAAGATAAAGTATATAGGGAATTAGTTGAAATTATAAAAAAATATACAACAGACCCTAGTACAAAAAATACTGAATTGGGAATGTGTATAAATAAAGTGTATAAATCACTAAATACAACGAATTCTAATGAAATGTCCACAAAATATGCTTTACAGTATTTATCAGAAATAGATGAATTGAGAAAAGATAAAAATAATTTATGGAATTTGTTGGGAAAATTGAATAGTTCTGAGATTATTGCTTGGGGTGCGCCAATAGTATGGACGATAAATACAGACGATAAAAATCCTACTATCTACAAAACGTACATTACTTCAGGAAAACTAACATTGAGTGATATTACTTTATATTTCGATGACGGTACAAACGTGGCTTATAAAAAAAAATACAAAAAGGCTTATTTTGATTATTTGGAAAAATTATTTGAAAATGTGTTTGGTAAAAAACATGGTTTTAACGTTAAAGACGTATACGATTGTGAGGTTAAAATTGTAAATGCGTATGGTTGCGATATTATTAAACACGTTGACCCAAATAATTACAATTTAGTTACGAAAACAGATGCGATGCAAAAATTAGGATTTGATTGGAACTCATTTGCAAAAGCGCTTGGTTTCACAAACGTTCCGGAAAATTTTGTAGTAGTCAACTTGAATTATTTGTTATGTATGACTCAACTTTTATTAAAAGAGTGGGATAGTTTGCAATGGAGAACTTATTACATTTATATGTACATAAGACAAGAACAGAGAAACAATGCGATAGGTCGCCAGATTTATTTTGATTTTAATGGAAAATTTGTTCTAGGTCAGGAAAAATTGGTAGACATCGAAACGTATTCTGTATTTGGAATAGGTTACGCATTTAGCACATTTCTTAATAATGCATACATTGACAAGTACAACAACAAGGAAGTTATTAGCTATGTGCAAGCCATGTCTCAAGACCTTAAAACGGTGTTTATTAGAATAATAAAGCGTAATAAATGGATGCAACCAAAAACGAAGGCAGTTGCGTTAAAAAAACTAAATAATTTTAAAATAAACATAGGCTCATCAAAAATGACAACTAAAGACCCTTTGCTAGATTATATTGAAACTGACCCTTGGGGTAATTTGTATAAAATGTCACGGTTTAGACATAATTTAGCTATAAATCTGGATGGAAAAAAAGCTATTGACTTACCTATTATTGACTGGTCATCGCTGCCGCCAAAATTTGTAAGCAATCAATCGTACGTTGTGAACGCTATGTACACTCCAACCAAAAACGGGATTGACGTTCCTTTAGGATATCTTCAAAGACCTTTCGTTGATTTAGATGACAGAGGCATTGAATATAATTTAGCACATATTGGATTCACGTTTGGTCACGAAATGTCGCATGCATTAGATGATTGGGGAAGTAAGTACGATGAATACGGAAGATTACATAATTGGTGGACAAAACAGGACACTAAAAAATATAAAAAAATTCAGGAGGACGTTATTAAGCAATATGAGGTTTTTGCTTCTTATGATGGAATTAAATTCGACGCAGCACCTAGTATAGGAGAAGATTTAGCAGATATTTCCGGGTTGTCTATATGTTTAGAATATTTAAGAGATTTCCAATTAAAAAATATGGACATTTTGCCAATACAGCGTTTATCTTTTGAAGTGTTTTTTGTATATTTCGCCTTACAACAAAGACAACGGATTAGCAAAAAGGCCATGGTCTCTCAATTAATCACAAATCCGCATCCTTTAGATAAATATAGAACCAACGTTCCTTTATCACGACTTCAAGTATTTAGGACAATATACAACGTTAAAAAGGGGGATAAAATGTGGTGGCATTCAACCAACAGAGTTTGGGAAGAATAATTTAGAAAAAATTTAGAAAAATCTCAAAAATTTTGTTTTTTTTTTATTGCATATATATATAAATGGCAAATACCCGTCGTCGTTCTCGTTCAATGTCTCGTAGTCGATCTAGGTCCGCATCCCGCGGAAGAGCTCGCTCTGCTGCTGCTGGTCGTGCTGCGTCAGCTGCCGCCGGTCGTGCTGCATCTGCTGCTCGCGCCGCGTCTGCTGCTGCTGGTCGTGCTGCATCTGCTTCCCGCTCTGCATCTGCCGGCCGTTCTGCCGCTGCCGGTCGTTCTGCTGCCGCCGCCGCCGGTCGTGCTGCCGCTGCTGGTCGCGCTGCTGCTGCCGCTGCCTCAAGAGCTGCCGCTGCCAGTCGCGCTCGTGCCGCCGCTTAAACTGCAACCAATTTTTAAACACAATGCTTCATAAAATATATTATTTTATAAAATATATTTTATATATATAAATGGCTACTAAACGATACTTGAAACGTAAACGCAGCAATTCAAAACGCGGAGGCAAAAAAACGATGAAAAATAAAATGAAAAATAACCCAAAACGTTGGACCACTGCTATTTCCGCCGCACAAACAACACTCACTAAAACTGGGTCATTATCCAAGGCTAAACAAGTGCTAAAAACGCAAGCACTTGTCAATGCACGCAAATTATTTGGTTCTGTTGGAGAACAAATGTAGATAAGACTACAATATTAGAAAATATAAATATATACATTTGTATAATATTTATATTAAACGCGATGGTTTTTCGACTTTCGGCAAAACTTACGTTTTGTTCCGTTGGCTCTTTTGCATCCTGGCTTGCGGCGGCATGTTGCAGGGCCTAATTTTCGACAATGTGAACTTTTGACTCGACTTCTATAAGTCTTCAATCGGTTGGTTTTGCTACGAGTAACTGCCATTTATTTATATGTATATTAAAATTATGAAAAGTTCTAAATAAAATTAAAAAGTCCACACTTTTTTTTGCGCATTGATTTTTTTGTTTTTCTCGTTTTTGTTTTTCTCGTTTTTGTTTTTCTCGTTTTTGTTTTTCTTTTACCTGCTTTTTGAACCAATCCAAAAGGATTAAATACACCTATTACGTCTTTCATGTATATACATAAACAATATTATTTATTTTATGCCATAGTTATGGGCATGGTAGTTATTGGCATAGCAGTTGTTGGCAAAATTGGTTGTGCAGCGACGGGAACTGGTTGTTGTGCAGCGACGGGAACAGGCTGTTGTGCAGCGACGGGAACAGGTTGTTGTGTAGATTGTATAGCGATTGGAACAGGTTGTGCAGTGATGGGTTGAGGTGCAGTGATGGGTTGAACAGGTTGTGCAGTGATGGGTTGAACAGGTTGTGGTGCATTTGCTAAATTGGGGTTAATGTTAATATTGGTAGGTCGCACAGCTGGGGTTTGCGTCGTTTCAACAATAATTTGGTCTGCTCGCTTTTTCAAATTAGCAATTTGCTTTTGCGTAGTCTCTAATATTTTGGATTCAACAATCGCTTCATACAATTTAACTCCATTTACATAATCAACTTCACATTTTATGTACAACTCAATTATAAATTTACGTGCTTTTTCTACAGCTTTTTGCAGTGTAGCATCTGTCAAAGCAGGATTCACTCGTATTTTCTTCTTTTGTGTATACGGGTCAATAACAAAAGTAAACAAATCATTTATTACAGATAATAATTTTTTTTGATTGTTTGCAGCGTTATTAATCATATTTTTAGTATTTGTAGCATACTTTACAAACAATTCGTCTTTGCTCGAAAGTGAATACTTGGTTTGTAAAGCTGGACTTGGTCCGTGACATCCGAGTTTACTTTTATAATCTCTCAATTTAATGTCACTAAATTTGGTAATTTCAGGTGGCATTGTTTTGTTGCCAGTAAAAGCAGTATAGAACAAGTTCAAGTCTTGCGTAAATTGTTTTTTTGTAGGTTCAGACATTCCTGTAAATGTCCCGTTCGAATAATCATAATTATCATCTAAATACAGTCTCATAAGTTCAGTAATTCCTGGTTCATTCGCTAACGTTTTAACTTGTCCATTTTTGTCTATATTCATATCACATACTTTCGGTTGTACGAAAGCCTGGTTTGTCTTTTCATCCACGTATTGGTTTTTTTTTAAAGCATGTATTCGGTTGTCGCAAATGTTTAATTTATATACTTTTTTTTGCACATTTTTTGGTATTTTGTCCTTTTCCATTAATCCTGTTTTAACTGTATTACCATTTGCGTCTTTATACGTATACACTGGATTTATTGTCATTACAATAGCCGCAAATATATGGGCTATTTTAACATAAAATTTTGCGATGCCTATACAAACCCGTTTTTTCTTTATACTTTTTTTTGCATCATTTGAAACGTCTAAACTTTCTAGCATATCCTTATTCACATATGTAACTTTTTCTTTTGATAATTCATTTACATCTACGCCATTTTTAACTCTTTGAGCTAAATAGGTAACTTCCATATTGTTAAAGTGTCTATTTATTATGTCAGATGTTAAAATAACTAACTTGTTACAATATTCTTTTTCTGAAAGCTTGCTTAAACTTTTAAAGTCCATTGTCAAAATGTAATACGTTGCAATGTAATCTATTACGTCATAAAAATTGTCAAATTCCTTTTTGTCTGTTTTTTCTGAATTGGTTGAACCGGCATTTCCCATTATATATAACTTCTCATAAAAAATATATAAAATAAAATTGAATTAAAAATTTCTTTTCTATAACAAAGAAAAAGGAATGACAACTAATGATAAAAGCAAAAAACGAAAAGATTGTATAATTAATAAAACCGAATTATGGAATATATTTGATACCGAAATAGAAGAATCAAATATAAAAAAAGAAAAAGTTCCATTAGAATGTCTTTACAGAACCATCGGAAATAGAGAAATGTGCGATCGGTGCGAAAGTAATTTAGCATTTTCAGATGAAGGATTTTTAACATGTATGAATTCAAAATGTGGCATCATATATAAAGACATTGTAGACCAAACCGCCGAGTGGAGATATTATGGCGCAGATGATAATCAAAATTCTGACCCTACTAGATGTGGCATGCCTATTAATCCACTGTTACAAGAATCGTCGTACGGTTGCAAAGTATTATGTAATGGTTCAATGAGCTACGAAATGAGAAAAATAAGACGATATACAGAGTGGCAATCGATGCCATACAAAGAAAAATCGCAATACGATGAATTTCAAATAATCACCATTATGGCACAAAATGCCGGAATTCCAAAAATGATTATTGATGACGCCGTCAGGTATCATAAGAAAATATCAGAATATGATTTGACGTTTAGAGGTGACAATAGGGATGGTATTTTGGCGGCATCTATTTATATATCGTGTAGAATAAACAATTTTCCGAGAACAGCAAAAGAAATCGCTCATATATTTCATCTTGACGTAACGAGCTCAACAAAAGGTTGTAAAAATGCATTGGCAATCATAAATAATATTGAAAAAGATATGATAAATTCGGATAAGACTAATTTAGGAATTACCAAACCAGAGGCATTTATCGAAAGATTTTGCAGCAAATTGAATATAAACAATGAACTCACAAAAGTGTGCAAGTTTATTTCGATGAAAATTGAGAAAATGAACATTATGCCCGAAAATACGCCACATTCTATTGCAGCCGGAGTGGTATATTTCATATCACAATTTTGCAAACTGAACATTACAAAACGTGACGTTAAAAGCGTTAGTGAAATAAGTGAAGTTACCATTAATAAATGTTATAAGAAATTAGAAAAGGTGAAGGATGATTTACTGCCTCCTACAATCATAAAGAAATATTCGTCGTTTTAACCTTATTTTAAAATTCATCTACTATAAAATCATTTAAAAAAAACATGTGATAATTGTACACATCAATGTCATAATTGTATAAATCAATATTTTCAATTCTTAATAGTTCCAATTTTTTTTTTTGCAGATTTACTTCAACCGCGTCTTCATACAACTCTCCTTTTTGTCCACAAAAATCTTCATTTATTCTACAATGTTTTGCGTATTCATGTATAACAGTCTTTTTTGCTCCACGAATGGTTGTTGTACTGAACAACTTACACATACCGTCTTCTATTTTGCCGTTGTTATTTTTAATGAACCAACCGCATGACGCACAATTATGTTCCAGTGCAATTAAATTTAAGACATTCATAATATTTACGATAATAAATATGATGGCAAAGAGCATTTATATTTAATTAATTGTTGCTAATCCTCTAATATGGTTTGCTTTATTGTTTATTAAAGTTGAACATAAAAACAATAAATAGCAAACGTTATCAACAACCATGAAATTAACATGACAACGTATGTCATTATATATTTGACAAATATGTAATTAAATAGTTTTTTTTACAAAGATTGAAATTAATAAATTAAAATATTGATTTTTTTAACTACGCCATAATTATGTCAGACAAAAATAAAATTCCAAAACGTGTTTTTATTGTCCCTTATAGAAATCGTGTTCAACACAAATTCTTTTTTAGCAAATACATGAGTTTTATTTTAGAAGATTGCGACGACTATGAAATTTATTTCTCTCATCAATGCGATTCAAGAACATTTAATAGAGGCGCCACAAAAAACATTGGATTTTTAGCGGTCAAACAGAAATATCCCGAACACTATAAAGACATTACTTTTATTTTCAATGATATAGATACCATTCCATTTAATAAGATTTTTGATTATCAAACTACCGAAGGGACTATAAAGCACTATTATGGTTTTAAATACGCTTTAGGTGGAATTGTAGTTGTAAAAGGTTCTGATTTTGAAAAACTAAATGGTTATCCTTGTTTTTGGGGTTGGGGAATGGAAGACAATGTTTTGCAAAAACGCTGCAATAAAGCAGAAATAAAAGTAGACCGCAGTGTTTTTTATAATATAGGAAGTCCAGAAATATTGCAATTGTTTGATGGAATTTCTAGAATAATAAGCAAAAAAGACCCATGGCGTATGGATAAGGACACGGGCATAGATGGATTGATAACTATTCAAAAACTTGAGTTTACGATTGATTCCAATTCTCATAATCCTAATGACAACATATTTGCAGTTCATAACCCAAACATTTTTTTTATTAATATATCTACTTTTTTGACATATATAAAATTTGAAGGAGACCAATATTATAATTATGATTTAAGAGAACCTAAAAGAAAAATTATTAATCCAGATAAACTGAGAGAGACAAAACAGACCGTTGTTACAACCGATAATTGGTCTAATATTCCTTACTACCCTACTTCAAGAGAACGCAAAGAAAATATTGCAAAACATTTAATAAGCACTGGAAAACAAGTGCCAGAGTCCCTCGTAAAAGAAATTGAAAGTCTAAAACGAAACGAAGACAGAACCGATGCATTTAATAATTTTAAAAATGCGTCAGGTCAACCAAGGGAACCTTTTGTTGCAGAATTGCGGCCGCCACAAACACGCATACTCCCCCAACCACGACCGCATTATAATCAAATACACCAACAAATACAACACCAACAAATGCAACAACAGCAACAACAATTGCAACAATTGCAACAATTACAGCAACAGCAACAGCAACAGCAACAGCAACAAATACAACATCAGCAAATGCAGCAACAGCAACATCATCAGCAAATGCAACAGCATCACAATCAAATACAACAACCGCCGCCACCGCCCAATAAATTTTCTCCACAATATGCGCAATACATAGGTCAAAAGTCAAGAGCACAGGCTAGCGCGAGAATAAGATTAGGTGGAGTTTTTTAATTAGCGGTTGGTTTATTCGTTTGGTTTATTCCACACATAAACAATCTCTTTGTAGTCATTTTGCCTTTTGCTTTTTTTATACGGATACACTTCATGTGCTTCTCCAAATAACTTTATCAATACATTCTCATAAACTTCTTTGCATACATTTATAATAAAATACCCACCTGGTTGTAATCCATTGTATACTTTTGTAAAAATGGGTTTATAAAAGTTGTTATCCATGTCGACCTTATTAATATATTCCACATTATTTTCATATTTTTGTATAAAATAATATGGTGGTGACGTAAATACCAAATCATAATTCATTAAACTATAATCTATATTTAATGCATTATCAAATATCATTTCAATTTGAGTACTATACGTTTTATTTAAATAGCTTACCATTCTCTCATATGGTTCTTTTAAATTCCCATTTATTTCTATGCCAATGTATTTGTTAATATTTAAAACAGATGATGCAACGACTGCACCTCCCCAACCTGCGCAAAAATCCAATATACATTTTGGTTTGTATTTAGAATATATTTCCATGTAGACAAGTGGTCTAATAATGTTTATAGCGCTAATACAAATATTATATACTTCTTTTAAAACGACAAATTCATTTTTCGTTCCGGTTTTATTTTTAACAGTAGAATAATATGTGAGCATATTCTGTATGAATTTTTTCTTTTTAAATTCATCAATGTTTGCTACAAACTCATAAAAGTTTACATTGTATTTGCCCTTTGTTTCTAACCGTTGTTGAAATGTAAAATAATCTACAACATTATTCCCTATACGACATCTTGGACTTGATGTATGGGCATTGTTGCCGATTTCGGCAAGTTGTATCATTTCTCTCTCAATAGTTTCCAAAGATATATTTTTAATCTGTCTTGATATAGTTTGTTTTTCAAAATCAGTGAAGGATTCTTTAAGCATTTAGTAAGAGGCAAGAGAAAATAATTGGTTAAATAATTTAAATTTAAATACATTATTACTAATAATATTATACATTAAATGAACAACCTTTCAGTCATAAAGCATGCTTTTTACATCAATTTAGACTCCAGACCTGATAGAAAACAGCATATGGAGAGTCAATTGACGACCGTGGGCATTCATGCAGAACGGTTCAAGGCGATAAAATTGACCAATGGAGCTTTGGGATGTAGCATGAGTCATTTGAACATTTTGGAGACGGCGAAAAAAAATGACTGGCCTCATGTATTAATTATGGAGGATGATATTAAATTTTTAGAGCCTGATGTTTTCATACGTCAATTTAATAAGTTTTTAGAAACAAACAAGACGTTTGATGTAGTCCTACTTGCAGGAAACAATATGCCTCCATTTACCAATGTAGATGATACGTGCGTAAAAGTAACGAGATGCCAAACTACCACAGGATATCTCGTGCAAAGTCATTATTTCGATACTCTCATTCATAATTATAGAAAAGGAATAGAGAAATTAATGAAAAACCCAAAAGACCATGTGCTTTATGCTTTGGATAAATTCTGGTTTCATATACAAGGAAAGCATAATTGGTATCTAATAATACCTTTAACGGTTGTGCAGAGAGCCGATTACAGTGATATAGAAAAGAGGGCAACTGACTATACTAAACTGATGACGGATTTAAATAAAGTTGAATTTATCAAGGCACAAAAAGTCGCACATTTAAAAGCGCAAATGTCCCCGTCAATGATATTTGGTCGTAATTAAAACGATTACAATATTTGTAAATTACAATATTTGTAATTTACAATATTTGTAATTTACAATATTTGTAAATTACAATTGTAAATTATATATTTGTATTATTATTTAGAAATATATATGTGTATAATTTATGTCATTCATAACAAACATTACTCCGAACGTTGGACCAATTAATGGAGGACAATCAGTTACATTAACGTCTACAACTGGAGGTTTTTCTGGTGCACATTATGTCGGCTTTTATCTATATGAGAACACCTTCGAATATTTTACTGCGTACATTACATATATATCCGAGGATGGCAACACACTAATATTTACATCGACAGAAAATTACTATGCCACACCCTCATCAAGCACTTATTGGGAAACAGATGATGTTGTTATAAATACATATTACCCTGGAATTATCTATTACGATAGTGGTGATGGTTCTAGTGTTTCTTATGGTACTCTTCCATATACTTATTCAAACAGTTATCCTTATCCGTCTATAACAACCCTTGACCAATATTATGGTACAACTTCTGGTGGTCAATTGGTGACAATAAATGGACTAAATTTTACAAGTGCCTATTCCGTTTTATTTGGAAATACTACTATTAGCGATATAAGTTTTGATGACACTGACGGGTCAATAACGGTTGCTTCACCAGAAGGCAGTGATACCACACCAGCCGTTACTATAACAGCTGTAAATGGAACATCACTTGTTAGTAACTTTGTTACATACACTTATTCCAGCACATATCCTTCTATATCAACCATTTCTTCACTTGGTGGTACAACTGCGGGTGGTCAAGCAGTAATATTGACCGTAACAAATTATTCCACTCCAGCTACCGTTACATTTGGAAGCAGTAATATGACCTATACTTATGAAAGCAGTAACAATACAATAACGTTTTCTTCACCAAGTGGCGCTGATGGGACAACGGCTGAGATAAAGTTTACAAGTAATAACATTGATAGTAACTCTGAACAATATATTTATTCAACTGGGTACCCTTCTGTATCGGGTATTTCTCCAAGTTCTGGTACAGCTGCGGGTGGTCAAGTAGTAATAATAACTGGTGGAGGGTTTGGTTACACTGCAACTGGTGTAACCATTATGTTTGGTTCATATGCTGTTGCTGCTGATGATATAACGGTCAACACAACTGGTTCAATAACATGTAATACGCCAAAGGACACAGGATACACGTCTGGCACTGATTCCGTCGATGTAATAGTTACGATTAATGCAATACCTAGTAATAATACTGTAACATACGATTATTCCAACACATATCCTTATATATCAGCCATTTCTCCAGCTGGTGGCACAACTTATGGTGGACAAGCAGTAACATTGTTCGTATCAAATTATTACTCTTCAACTTCAATTCCAGCTACCGTTACATTTGGAAGCACTGTTTTTACCGATATAACTTATGATAGCAGTAACGGAACAATAACGGTTTCTTCACCAAGTGGCGCTGATGGGTCAACGGCTGAGATAAAGTTTACAAGTGCTAACAGTGATAGTAACTCTATGCCATATGGTTATTCAACTGCGTACCCTGGGGTTAAAAGCATTTATCCAGCTTCTGGTACAGACAACGGTGGACAATCGGTAACAATAACTGGGTCAGGGTTTACAAGCGATGCAACCGTTATGTTTGGTTCATATGCTGCTGCTGATATAACGTTCAACTCATCTGGTTCAATAACATGTAATACACCAAAGGACACAGGATACACGTCTGGTACTGATTCCGTCCCTATAACAGTCACGGTGAGTGGTATTATTAGTAATAATA